CTGGATCTTTTGCAGCACGTCGTGCAGCAGCATCATCCATTTCAATTTGCATCTTCTTTTCTGCAAGATCTATTTCAGATTCAAGTTTTTTATCTGCTTGTGTATTCTTGGCATCTACTTCTTTGTTATCTAATTGTGCCTTCATAATATCCTTAGCACCACTTTGTCCAATCAGTAGACCTGCAAGTGTTCCTGTAATAAATGTTGCAACAGAACCAAGCACGTTAAAAAACATCTTATCATTTTCAGATTGTGCTCCAATTGGTTGTGTAACAAATATTAATGCGTATAAAATTCCTAACGATGTTGCTAACAAAATTGTTCCTAGGGTAATACCTAATATAAATTTTAATCTTGCATCAAGATCTGCTGGGGTTAATCTTTCTTTAGCCATTCTTTACCTTATTCTTTTCATATTCAGCCCAAGTCTCTTCGCCAACAATGTCTTTTGAACATGTTCCTGTAGCGTTACAAACTGGTGGATTGCACTCTGCCTTCTCCCAATTTGCTGGATCCTGACAAGGATAACGATAGCCGCCCTGATACCCACATGAGGTAAGAGTAACAGCTAACATTAAACTTGCCAATGAGGCCTTTAATTTTTTCATATGGCTATTATAGCATTTATTCGTCTTCTTTTCGAAGGGGTATGGTAACTAGCCAAATAACTGTTGCTGCTATTGTAGCCAGCCCAACAACATCTTGGGCGGTCCCAGTAAGGGTAAGCCAAGCAATAAAAAAGCCTAGAAGGGTCCAGACCTGGGCTATGCTCTCCTTGATTGCCTCCCATATCCAATTAAAGAAACCTTTAATTATTTTCATTATATCCTCCTAGTCATAGCGGCGGCTATGATATTTCCTGCAATAACTACTGGCACAATTACTTCCTGCGCTTTTTCTCTCTGGTCATCTGTCATATCAGATCCCCAATTTGAAACATCAAATAGTTTTTCAAAATCTATATCTGCAATTGCTCCAATTGGGTCTGATAAAAATGCTTCTGTAGCAACTTCTGTTGTAGCATCTGCTAATGTATATGGCATAGGAGCACTAGCGTTTTCTTTTATTCTATCACCAAACTCTTCCAAAGCTTTTGCAATTGTTGGTTCTGATGCTGCTAATGCAACAACTTTTGCTATTTCTTCTGATTTAATTCCAAGTCCTTCTGCTACCGCCGCCTTTTGCTCAGGAGTTAATTTAGTTAATGTATCTTTACTCGTTAAATCTGCAATTAGGTTTGCTGTCTCTTCTGTGATAGTATTAGGTCGTGATGGTTCTTCAGAAGGTTCAGCAGGAGTTGGCTCTGGTTCAGGAGTTGGCTCTGGATCTATATCCGATGGCTGAGGTGAAGGCTCTGGTGAAGGCTCAGGAGTGGGCTCTGGATCATCAGTTACATCTGGCTTCGGTTCATCTGTGGTATCAGAACTTGGCTCTGGAGTGGGATCGACTGGTTCTGTTTGCTCAGGCGATGGTTCAGGAGAAGGTTCAGGAGTAGGCTCTGTAGTAGGTTCTGGCGTTGGTTGTGGCTGATTTGCCATAGCGGCAGCAATAGCTGCTTGAATTCTTTGTCGTTCTTCAAATTGCCAAGTTTCATTATATGATTCCCATGCATCATCTATTGCATTATTTAAATCAATAATAGATTGATCATAGGCTGATTGTGTATTATTTTTAGCAGTCAAGGCACTTGGTGTATTTGTTACTGCAGTATTATATGCAATAGTCTTAGTTGTCAATGTTTGATTGTATGTGGTTAATGTAGAGTTTGCTGTATTGTATGTAGCAAGTTTGGTATTATAATCTGTTTGAGCCTCAGCCTGGGCTTCAAGGGCTGCTTGATATTCTGGACTATTTTGAGGAATTGTTATTGAAAATACATTAGCAGGAATAACTGTCCATCCATTACCTATATTCCATTGTAGGCTTCCATTTGCACCGCCGCCATTCTCATACCACCAGACTTCTATGGGTTCCCAGCCATTTGAAACCATATAATATCCGTTTGAAGCACCGCATTGTCCTCCACGATCATACCAATTATTAATAACTGTTATTCCGCTAATCTTAAGAAGCATACCATCATCACCGCAAGTTCTAAATTGTGGAGTCCAGTGTTGTGTGGTTTTAATATATCCTATCCATTTAATTTGATAATCATCGTATAAACCTGCTGGACCTCCATTACCAAAATTAAAATTAATACCAGCCCATGGACCCATAGCCATAGAATCAGAGTTACATCCAAATGGTGGAGAAATATTATATTCGTTATACCATGTATAGCAGTCATATAAATAAGCATCTAGTGTATTTGTTTGTGGACTATTTCCTGATGCCTGAGTTTGAACATTTATATTAGCAGCATTTAAGACATCTTGTGCATCATTTTTATCATCTAAAGCCGTAGCAACTGTTACTGTTTGTCCATCTACTGCTGATTGAGCTAAATTCTTTTCTGATAACGCTGTCGTTTCTGCTGCTACCGCCGCATTATAGGCATCATAAGCATTATCTCTAGCCTCTTTTGCGGCTACTGCATCGTCATATTTATCTTCTGCTATATCTATAAGGGCTTGAGTTTCAGCCTCTTCATTTAGATTGCTTACTTTTTCATTTAATTCTTGTATTTCTTGGGCGGCTAAGCTTAATGGATCATCACTATATGCGGGTGTAAGAAATAGCCAACCAAACCCTAAAATGGCGGCTAAAGATAATCTCCATGCTTTTGTCCTAGTCAACTAACAACTCCTTGTTATAAATCTTATAACAAGTTAATTATATCATTGAGTTACTTAGCGTTATCTGTTTTGTAAAAGCCAGTACCTTTAAACTGTATACCAAATGAACTGTACTGCTTAATCATTGCAGCACCACACTTGTCACAAAGCTCAACCATTGTTGCATCATTAATGGACTTGTTCACTTCTTTGACGTGTTCACAAAGTACACACTTGTAGTCATACGCTGGCATTTTTCTCTCCTAAAATTTTATGAGCAGTTTATACACATGCTCAGGTGTATCCCAAGGCGTAACTATTAGCCCGTGTCCACGAATGGCGGACAGAACTATTATACCCTACTTGATTTTGATTGTCTTAGGCTTTTTGTCTTCAGGCACAATGCGATCAATATTAATATGAAGCATTCCGTCCTTTAAAGATGCACTAGAGACTTCCATATATTCTCCAAGGGCAAATGAGCGTGTGAATTTACGTGAAGCAATCCCCTTATGTAGGACTTCTGCGTCTATAACTTCCGTAATTTCTCCAGATACTACAAGGGTTCCGTTGTCTACTGAGAGATTAATGTCTTCCTTTGTAAATCCCGCTACTGCAAGAGACACTCTATATGTGTCATCGTCTAGCTTTAATACATCGTATGGTGGATATGATTGACGTGATGCAGCACTGTGCACGTTCGCCATTCTTTCAATTTCACGATTAAAGCCAATAAAAAATGGATCCTTAAAAAGATCCAATGTATATGATGTTACCATTTTATTCCTCCTTCAAGCGAATAAATTAATATGTGGGTCCCTTATGGCGACCCACATATATTATATCAAATGTTTTATTTTTAAAGAATACTCTCTAGTTATTTGGTATATCAGGCATATCGATTGGGATTAAACCCTTTTGTTTTGCTATTTCATAGCCTTCTTGGCTTAAACTAATTGTAGCTTCTAGATTTTCATCATAATCTACTTTAATTAATCCCGCCTGATAAAGTTCTGTCAAATTACGATCTACGTAATCCATGTGAGCTTCCCATAGTTCTGGAGCTATCTCTTTTGCAGATTCCTTTATTTCAAATATAAGTTCTCCAGTTTCATCAACCCCAGCAACTTCTATTGCGCCTATTTCAAGGTAGTACGACATTCTATCTTCATCATTTTCTTCCATTGCTTCTCCTTTGTGCAACAGGTAGGACTTGAACCTACGATAGCCGAATTATGAGTTCGGGGCCTTAACCAACTTGGCTACTGTTGCCAATAGCCTATTGTATTGTGCCGTCATCATTCTTGTCAATAGTCGCTTCAACCAATTGCTGTACGTAATCGGAGAAGTGCTTTCTAATTGTTCCAGCTGGTCTCTTTCCAGAAACCTTCCACAATCTCTTATATTCTATCACATTTGAGAAAGTAGTAGGGCAAAGCATTGTGCCATTATATTCTTTAAGGGTGGTAGGAAGGGGCACATGCTTACCACAACATTTGCATTCTTTAGCTTTTTCCTGATATATACTCATAATATTTCCATTCCATCTAAAACCTGTGACAGATTTTCTGGCATTCTAGGTGCAACAATTATGTTACGTTTTTTAGAAAACTCTTCTTCTCTTTCTTCTATTTTAATACTATCGTAATTATGTATTTCAATTTCTCCAATATTTTCTACCCTTGTCCTGCTTATAGCATTATATATAGATCCACACACGGCATCCGCCAAGTCTTTAGATCCTTTTCTTGGGTGATCTACACGGTCTCTCATAATCTTAAGCTGAAGTAATTCATCAATTAATAATGGTATATGTGGGCCAGATAATCTTTCTTCTAGGACTACCATAGCCATATCGTCATAATGTTTCTTTGCTACCGACAAAGTTTCCGTATTAATTCCATATGCCTTTAGCTGCTGCATCATGTCATGGGAATTCCATCGGTCAAATGTGCACACACGAATCTTAAATCCAGCAGTTCTTAATAAAAGAATATAATCTTTTACTTCTGTAAAGTCTACAGATTTTTCTGCAGTTGGTGTCCAATACCTGACAGCATCAACCTCTACAATTGGTGCAGGTTGAGAATATGTATCAGTGACTTTTATATTAACCCATTTATTTACGTGAGCCATAGCTACGGCACAATGGTCGTGTTTTTGTGCAAGGTCTACGTGAAGGAAATATTCTTTATCTGGATCTGGAGCAAACCACGGTTCTAGTCTTCCAAACCCATCTACAGCTAATGCCATATTGCTAAATGCTTTTTCAATTTTTTCACGAGACTTAAAGAATGCATCAATTGCTTCTGGAGGCATACATGCAAAACGACTTAGAGCATCTGGCATATTTTTATAAAATTCAATCTTAAAATCTTCAATTTTCTTAGTAGGGTTTACATCCCATGTTGGTCTTTTAAGGGCATATACTTTAGGAATGTTATAAGAAACAATATGGTCTTCTTCCCACTCTACATCTATCTCATTGCCTGCTGTTCCATCTGGCAACTCTTCATCCATTTTAAGTCTCTTAGATCTTACAACAGTTTCTTTTTCTGCAATTACAGAATCGTAGAACTTTTGAATTGGATCATTCTTAAAGCGTGGGAATGAGAGAAGAATAATCTTTCCATAGTCTGGAAAACGAGATATAACAGATCCACGATACATATCATATATAGCATCTGCTGTTTTAGCCTGCTCATGACCAGTTGTATTCTCTGTGGCAAAGCCAGAAATTTCGTCAAGGATTACGGCTATGACGTTATAGCCTTCGAATGCTTCTCGCTCTGAGTGTCCAGAATATACGTTTACATTTTTATTAAATCTTATTTCAGAAGCTTTGGCCTCATACTTACCTATAAACCATGGAGACCTATCTATACGTGTTTTAAGTCCTTTAAAAAAAACATTGTTGGCTTGCTGTGCGTTAACAGCAATATTGATAATATCAATTGTATCTCCAGGTGGCTTACCGTAATATGTAGCAGGATCTTTTAAACACAATAATAGATATACCATATAAGAAACTGATATTGTAGATGTATAATCTTTTCCAGAACCCTTACCTAATTGAGCAATAATTTCTGTACAAGTTTGTTTAAATCTACGAGTTCCTTCTTCTTCCCCAAATAATTTTATAAGGGTAGATTCTTTGTAGATCTGGCTGCCCTTCTCAATGAGTGTATACTGGTGCTCCGAAAGCGGAGGTAAGCCGAGGTAATCTGGGCTTGTAACAAATGTTCGTAAATCGACTGGTCTTTCATCGAATTCCTCTCCGTCTAGGATATCAATAAGATCATTAAAATTAAGATCCACTCACACCTTCTACATCTATAACAACTGGTTCAACTATTCCAGTAATTTGTGACAAACGTTTTGCCACTTCTAATTTACACTTAGGGCATGTTGCTGTTACTTCTTTTAGAATCTTTACAAGGATATCTTGCTTCCGCTCGGTTTCCGCCAACTGGGTTGCAAGTTCTGCATTATCTAATAGGCCAACCTCTTGAAGCATACCAATACGCTTGCCCTCAATATCTGCAATTAACTTCAAAGCAGTGGCTTTAATATTTAATTGGCCTGCTTGGTCTGCATCCTCTACGGTCTTCCAGGCCTCTTTAATAAGCATAGCGTAGTGTTGATCAGCTCCAGAGA